CGCCCCGGCATGCACGTTCAACGGCATCAAAACGGCCATTAAAACCGCAATAAAAAGTATTTTAAACCTGGTCATATTTCCCCTCCAATCGTCAATCGTCAATCGTCAATCGTCAATTCTTAAACACCCCGATGATCGTATAGACCATGCTCGTACTCCCGGCCACCGTGTGCCTGATCCGCATATACTTCCCGAAATTGCCGATTGTGACGGCCGTCTGACCCGTGATCCGGATCGTATCGAGCCGCGAGTGATGGTAATAGGTCGTGTTGTCGTCCGAAACCTGCACGTCGATATCGAGCGTCGGCGTGCCCGTCACGGTCGTCACGTTGATGAGGAGCACTCCCTCGTGGTATGCCCCCACGAGGAAGCCGCTCGAATTGGTCGCGCCGGCCGTATACGTTGCGCTCGACGCGAACGTGATGTTTTTCGTGCCCCGATCCGCCGCAACGGCCCGCCCGGCCGTAAAAAGGCCGAGGCAGGCCGCCAGGATCGCCAGAGCCAGGATTGTCGTCCCTTTAGTGGATCTCATAGTCATCTCCTGTCGGGCCGCTCTATAACCCGGTGTGCGGCACCCCGCTCAGCGTTGTGACTCCCGTCGTTACACTCGGAGGCTGCACGTTGATGAAAAAGGTGTCCGTGCCCAGGGTAACGCCCGAGGCTGATGCCTGCTGACTCAAAGGCATGGCCGTGCCGAGATATTGTGTGATGCCGGAAGGTACTGCGGTCGCGCCCGATGCCGTGGTGTTAAAATGCGTAACTCCAGTGGCCCCTCCGGGTATATTAGATAAAAATAGCGGAATCCCGATAGGGGTCACGCGGCTGATGGCTTCATAACCGAGCCCCGTAGACACCCCGCTTAATATGCCTCTGGTCACGATTTTAACGCTTTTGCCCGACGCTGCCGTATTGCCGGCAAGGCCGACCGCAGGCCGTGCGTCCGCGTCATCCGCATCGGCCTCGTAAATTTTGCCGTCGTATCGGTTATAGGCCACCGGCGCGCCGGTTGTAATGTTTTCGCCGGCCGTGCCTGAAAAATATTCCCAGATCTGCTTCCAGTGCGGGTTCGGCGTAAACGTGCCGTTGGCCCCATACGCCGCCAGGGCGAACACCAGGATCATCGTCAAAACGAGCACGCTGCCGAGCCAGCCCGTAAGTTTTTTCTGAATCTTCTTCATTGCAATCCCTCCTGAAGCCCTGCGAAGCAGGGCGTTATATAAAAGTTTCGAAGAAAATTTTATTAAACCACCGCCTTATACGCCCCCACGTAGTCCACGGGCGTTCCGCTGTACTCATGCCTGATCTTGTAGCGGATGTTGTCGGCCACGAAGACCTGCTCGCTCTGGGGGGTGTCCGCCATGAACATCTCCGGCATCTCACGTCCCTGGAGGTATCCCATCTCGACATTGTCCACCTCGGTGCCGGGCAGGATGATGCCCCAGTCCGTGGGGTCGGTGAGAAGGGAGCACTGCACCGGTCTCACCTTGCCCTTGCAGGGGTTCGATGTCTTTGTGGTCAGGTCGTTGCTGGTGTAGTAAAAATCATCGTTCGCCGCCGCATTGGCCGCGTTCTGGAGGTCCGGAGGATGCACCAGCGCCGCCGTGATGCCCGCACGATCCAGGAGCCCCAGGCGCTCGCCGCTGTCCTTTTCCGTCATCTTGGCCAGGGCCACCAGTGCCGCGTAGGCGTTGGCGATCGTGAGCGCCGATGATCCCAGGTTCCCGTGACCGCTCGTAAACCAGGCCGTCCCGTCCGAGCAGGTTGAATTGTTGATAAAAAAGCCCCATACGAATTTTGCATGAGTCCTGGAGCCGGTCCGTCCCAATTTGTCCACGAACCGCTGCACCACGAAGATGTCGTCGTTGATGATGGTCTTGCGGGAAATCGTGAGGATGTTTCCCCTGGTCGTGACCGTGTAGGTGGACTCCTCGTCCGTGATGGCCGCGATCTCCTGGTAATCCCCCGTTTCCGGGTTCACGTCCTCCAGATCCGGGAACCCGCCGATCTTGACCGCCTCCTGCTCCCGGAAGTCCTTGACCGGCTTCTTGGTGCTGATCAGGACGCCCTCGTTGAAATCGGCCCGCTGGTACTCGTTGATCATCCTCCTGCCCAGGGTGTTGCCGAGCAGATACGAAAATGTCGAACTGGTGATGGCCATGCTCGACCGCAGATCGAGCGGGATGTTTTTCGAGTTGAACCTGCCCGTGACTTCCGGGTCCCCGGTGAGCAGGGCATACATCTCGCCCAGGCTCCTGAATGCCGGCACGTCGTGAAAGGCGTCAAAGTCCTTGGCGCTCCCAATGCTCATGAAAACCCTCTGGTGATCCAGCCTCTCCAGGTTGCTGAATTTGACCATGTCGTCCCTGGTCAGCCCGAAGGTCCGGTCGATGGCCATCTCCACCTTTCGGGCGGAATTGAGCCCCATCGCGATCCGGGTCCCCGGCGCCGGGTCGTCCTTTTTCCTGGCCGCATCCTCTATGCTCGCGAGATAGTCTTTTTCAGCCGAGATCACCTTTTCCAGGTCTTTGGCCTCGAAAATCTTTTCCGCGAAACTCACCCGGATCCGATCTCTGGCCCCCTCCGGCAGGTCGCTCTTGTCCAGGGCCTTGTCCAGGGCCATCTGTGACCTAAAAAGGGCCAGGTCATTTTTGGTCGCGATGTCCTCGGGCTTCATTGCCGATGCCGTCGCCCTGTCGGCCGGCGGTTCCACCTTTTTCATCGCCGCCTGTGCCAGGGTCTTGATCTCCTCGTCGGTAAAGGCCGCTTCATCCTTCCCTTCGAGTAAATCCGGCCTGGCCGCCTTGATCATAGCCAATAATTCCTCTCTGCTCATAATCCTTCCTCCCGTGTTTGGGACCGCCGCAACGGCCCGGATGAATTTCCCCCCGGCAGCCGGCCGGGTGACAATATCCACGCTGTCCACATTGTGGAGCGTTATCAGTTCCATCACCGTCCGTCCGTAGATGATGGACTTCTTCGCCTTTACAGGCGCATCGTATGACAGCCCATAGGCGTCCTGGCCGTGGGTTTTCGCCTTGAGCAGGTTTTTCCCGAGCCACGCGAATGAATCCAGAAAATGCAAAACGCCCTTCAGGCCCTCGCCGGCCACATAGCGCACGTTGTCGAGCCAGCCGGCCTTGTTTTTCGTGAGCAGGCTCTTCAAGGGAAACACGCCGTCCGCCACATGGTTGGCCCCGCCCGGCATCTCGTAGATGTTCACGTCCGCACCTTCAAAGAGTGCCGCCGCCTCCCGCAGGGCCGCCTCCGGATGGTACCAGCCGTTGAGGGTGAACCCCGGCGCGCAGATCAGAACGTCCCAGTCCGTGCCTTCCGGTCCTCTGGCCTGCACGACGCGCACCAGCCCGCTCATGACCTCGTCCCTGTCCTCGGATTGGGTGATCCTTTCCCAGGTCCCGTCCTCGCCCTTTTGGTATTCGGCCTTGATGTTGGCCCAGGCCGCCGTCCGCGCCGCCTCCTCGTCCTTGTTCTCGGCCATGACCGCGTTGAACGTCTCGACCCCGATTTTGATCGCACCTTCGGGCAGGCTTTTCAGCCATTCGGGCGGATTATCAATTGTGTACGGCATATCGACCCTCCATTCGGGCGAACACGCAGGTTCGCCCCTACTGCTTACTCCCTACTGCTTACTCCCTACTGCCTACTGCTTACTTTCGTTCCTTCCCCGCGATGGGTTTGCGTTTCTTGGCGTTCGGATTGACGCCCGTCACCTGCACATAACTCAGCGGCGCGAAACCCTTGGCCTTCTCGTCGCCCCTCCGGTACCGGATCCGGCTGCCGCCCTTGGTGACCACCACTGCGGCCCCCTCCTCGATCCGCATGCTGTTGACGCTCTCCTCATCGATCCCGTATGCGTCGCATGCCGCCTCGATCAGCGCCAGCTCGGCCTCGGTCAGCTCACGGTCCTCATCCGCAACCACGACGGCCCCGGCCCACTTCTCGGCGCCCATGAGCGCCGTGGTCAACTCTTCGCATTTCGCCAAGGCCTGGTCCCGGTCCTCCGCGATCCTCTTCAGCGCCAGGGTCAGCTCTTCCACTTTCGCCTGGGTATCATCGCGCTCTTTTCCCGCCTTCACCACGGCATCCGCCAGCCCCTGATTCGCCGTTTTCAGCTCGGCGATGATTTCCCGGTCCGACATCTGTCCTCCGCCCTCCGCCTTCTGATCTTTCGCCATCTTACTCCCTCCTTGTCTATTTTGTTAAAACTCCCTACTGCCTACTGCCTATTGCTTACTCCCTACTGCTTACTCCCTACGCTCCGACCGCCTCCTCAACCGCCTCATCCCACCTGGGATGATAGGGAACGCTGCTTCACCCGCAGTTTATCGTGTTCTCGGGGCTCCCGGCAGGGTCCCTCGGATACATCAGCTTTTCGCCGGCGATGTCAAAGGGTTCGCCCACGTCCCTGACCTGGCCGTCCGCAGCGACGTGCGTGAGCCTGGGCCGCCTCGGCGAGTGCCCGTAAATCCACTGTTTCTGAAGGCCGGGCACCACCTTGGCCGCAGCCGCCTTCCGCTCCTGGCCCGCCCGTTCGAGTGCCCGGCCCGCCTCGTTCCGCACGATGGTCTCGGCCCGCGTGGCCAGGCTCTTGAAAATGCCCGGATCATCGATGCTCCTGCCTACGGCCTGCATCACGTCATAAGGGGACTTGTCG